ACAAGGATCTTTCACGATCCAAGTGATGTCAATTATGGGCGGTCAATTCTAACGGGTAAGATTGATTTATTCGATGACCTCGACCAAGCATTAAGTCAAGCGAGTCAAACGGTTAAAGTATCGACACCGGTTGAATACTATCCGGTGAGTGTATTAGAAAAGAATTCTTTTGGAGTGCCAATTCTACCAGTTGCGTATAACCGCCAATTCATCAAGAAACCAGCGAGTATCCCAAGTGGCGATGGTGTTATGGGTGCTGATACAATTCAAACGAGCCAACCGCAATTAAACTTCGAGCAATATGCTTATGAAGTGAAAAACAAACTCGATTTAATTTTAACGGGTATTTTAAGTCCTGCGACAATGGGGATAGATGTGGCGAAAAAAGACAACGCGGAAGCTCAACGAGAAAAAGAGAAAATCACACTCATGACTCGTAATAACATCATCAACGCTCAAAGAAAGATTATTCAAGATGTGGTCGATGTCGCATTAGATTTATTAATGTATAAAAACGGGCAACCTATCAGCGATGAGAGAGCCGACTTTAGCGTTGTATATAATGATTTCGCAACTCCAAGTTTTGAAAGCAAACTTCAATACTTATCTCCTGCGTATTCTGGTGGAGCAATATCGACTGAAAAGTATGTGGAAACTTTATGGGGCGAAATGATGAGTGATGAGGAACAAAAAGAGGAAGTCGAGCGACTTAATAAAATACGGAACGCGGATAATTTGACACCGGAGGATTTCGATGGAACGGGAATTACAGACGATTCAGTTGAGGAAGAAGTCTTTAACGAACCGCTTGATGTCAGTAAAGAATAAAGCGATATTAACGATTTATGATTCGATTGTAAACGAACGAAAAGATTTACACGCTCGATTAAAGAAAACAACTGCTAATGATAGGTTTTTATTCACGCCTACTGTAATGGCGGCTAAACAAACCATTAACGAAGTAAATAGATTAAAATTAGCGCAACCGCAACAAGACCGAGAAAGAGGCGAGTGGTTGGCGATTTTAGCGTTTCAAGCCATCAACAAAAGACAACTATCGAAAAAGATTTCAAAAAAAGTCTATGAATACACCCGAGAATATGAGGGGGAACAAAAAGAGGACTTGCTTCTTGAAACTGCCGAAAGAAATCGCAGTGAGCAATCGGATGATCCTAAAATATTTTATATATGCAGTCGCCATAATGACTGTGCGGTGGATCACAAAGATTATCAAGGGAAAGTTTATATCGATGCAAACTGGCGAGAAGTGGTTAAGGATGATAAAGAGATATTAAAGATTGAGCAGTATATCCGCAATCATAATGTCGATACTTACCAATGGGTTATTTTCGAACCGGTGTGGCTTGTAGTCCGCCCAAATTGTCGGCATTACTTTAAGGACTTACGAGTGAGTGAGGTGTTAGGGAATAGTGCGGCAAACATACTGAAACAAAATCGGATGATTCACGCAAAGGGGCGGCGGTCAATGCGACAAACCATAAGACACGATATGACACGCAAGACTTATACGATAAACGAGGTAGAAGCGTTGTTAAGTAAATATCGTGAAAGGTTATTATTGCATGAACAAATGGCGGCTATTAAACACACGCATATTTTACAAAAAGCGATTGATAAGGACAAATTACTTATAAGAAAATGGGAACAAGTATTAAAAATGCTTAACAATAAATAAAAATATGTTAAAATGAAATTACCACATAGGAGGGTTAGACTATGGAAGATGAAAATAGCGGAAAAATGTTAGAAACGCAACTAACGGAAGAAACCGAAACGAAAGTTGAGGAAACGGAACTCGAACCGACAATCGAGAATAGCGATGTAAAAACATTCACCGAACAAGAGCTGAACGAAATCGTGAGAAATCGACTTATCCGGCAAAAAAACCGACTCCACCAACAATTAGGTGTTGAGAATGATGAGGAAATTACCGCACTGATCGAGAAAGTCAAAAAAGCGGATGAACTGCAAAGCATCGTTGATAGCCTACAAAATGAAAACACGCTCTACAAAGAACAGTTAACATTCATCGAGAATAATATCGACATTAAGCGATACGATGATGTGAGAGCGTATTTTAAGGGCAAAGAACTATCCTTGACATCGGAAAATCTAAAAGCTGAATTAAAGACACATCCGGAGTGGCTTGCTCAACGATCGGTGCAGACAATAGGTGGTCAACGCCAACAAGCACCAGTGATAGACGAGCGAAAAGCAGCATTGGAATTATTCGGTATCAGGAAATAAGGAGCAAAGAATGGAAATTAAAGAATTATTAATTGCTCTAATAGGCGAGGGGCTTGATGGTGATGAACTCATCAGTGTCTTAAAACAAAAACTTGAGGATGGCGAAATTACCCAAGAGGATTACGATTGGGCGGTCGCACAGATTCAAGAGGAAAAAGACAAAAAAGAAGCCTTTGAGCTATTAGGAGTATAAGGAGAAAAAAATGGCAAACAAAATCGCATTAATTGCAAAATACACTCGTGATGCAGTCGTTCAAATCTTAGCGGCTGAAAGTAAATCGAGAGTTTTAGAAGCAGATGCAAAGCGAATCAACCTCGACTTTGCCGGTGGAAACATCGTAAAAGTATTAAACCTCGCATTTGATGGTTTATCCGACTACAAACGGGCAGCTAATAGTGATATCACTGCAGCTGCTGGTTATACCGAATTTAACGCAGGGGATGCCACTGGGCGTGGTTATCTACCAAGTGATGTCGGTGCCGAATGGGAAACATTCCAACTTGCCTATCATCGTGCGGCACAATTGAAAATCGATAAAGCCGATGATGAGGAAAACGCTGGTTTATTAGTTGGATACGCAGTGTCTGAGTTCGTTAGAACTAAAGTCATCCCTGAAATCGATGCTACGCGGTTCTCGAAATTAGCTGGGTTCACAAATACCTTACTTGGCAATAGAGTCGAAGCCGCTATCTCAGCGAATGAAATTATCAGCAAGTTTAACGCTGCTATTGAATGGCTTACCGAAGCAGAATCGGTCGCTGAAAATCAAGTGTTCTTTGTCAGTCCAGCCGTTATGACATTAGTTCGCAGCACGACTGAATTACAAAAGAAACTTACACAAGATGAATATCGTAGCCGCACAGAGGGCGTTACCTTTGCGATTACGAAATATGATGGTCGGATTATCGAGGAAGTTCCATCAAGCCGCTTCTTTACTGAAGTCAATGTTGGATTAAAAGGATACTTCCCGAAAGCGACATCAAAGATTATTAACTTCTTATTAGTTGATAAAACTGTTGCTCTACCAGTTGTTAAGGTTGATGATGTTCGCATTTTCACACCAGAACAAGTGCAAGATTTCAACGGTTATAAACTCAACTTCGAGCTATACCACGACTTATTCGTTCCTGCGAAATTACAAAGTGCGGTCTACGCTCATGTTGGCACAGCGGCTGCAACAAGTAAAGCTGCAAGACTTAATGTCGCGTTAGCTGCTGGAGCATCCGGCAAATCGAAAGTCACAGCCTACGTTACCTTACCGCTCGGATTAAGCGGAGCGTTATATGGTATTGCTGGTGATACAGGCTTCACAGTTGGAGATGCGATCTCCGGTTACAGTGGCGCAGTCGCCATTACGGTTGGAACAGAGTATACCGCATTCACTGGCGATAAAGGTTACTTCTGTCTTGTAAAAGATGGCAAAGTCATCGCTGTCAGTGATAAATACACAAGCATTCCCAAAGGTGCAGCATAATCTAACAATTTAGTAAAAAACGGGGAGAGTATTTATTGCTCTCCTTTTTTTATGATAAAATAAGTATATAGACAATTAAGGAGTTATTATGGAATTCAAAACAAGATATATAACAGCGGATGAATTTAAGCAGTATTTTGGAATCGACTTACAAATTGAATTGCCAAACGGCGACAATGAAAGTGGGAAAGTAGCGGCATATCTCACTCGAATTGAGAATCGACTTGAAGCGTGGATTAACGCTAATTATTTCTACAATGTCACGCAGTTTTGGGAAACATTAACCAATAACCAAAAAGAGCAATACAAATACGCTTTACTCGAACAAGCATATTATGTTTTACGCATGGGGGACATTTCAGTTGATAGTGGCTATGATAAAGAACGGGGAATTATCGCGGGTCGTTCAACGATAAACGAATTGTCGGTCGCACCTAACGCAATGCTTCATTTAGAAAACGGTGGTTTCTTAAACACTCGCATTGTCAAGCGTGGCGGTTACTATCAAGGTGGTGTCGCAACTGCACAACAAATCGTCGGTGGTGGAATGGGACAAAAAGGCGAACCTGGAAAAGACGGTTTAACGCCATTCATCGGTAATAATGGAAATTGGTGGATTGGCGGTTTAGATACGGGAGTAAAGGCTGCTGGACAACAAGGAATACCGGGTGTAAAAGGTGATAAGGGTGATAAGGGTGATAAGGGTAGTGGTTTCGGACAAACTTTTAGAGATGGTCAGGGTTTTTTATTTCTCAACTATCCACCAGTTTCTGCGGGGGAGA